AAGACCTGGGCCGAGATTCAACGCTGGACGAAGCTGTGCCTGACGGGCCACTGGTTTACGGTGACCTCCAACCGCATGTATGACACGGCGTATCGGGAGAGCTGGTTTTGCTCCCCGCAGTCCTGTCGTGAGGAGAACTCAGAAGCCTTCGCCGGTCAGCATGCGGCGGATAGCACGAGCTTCTACGTGTTCGACGAGGCCAGCGGTATTGCCGATAAGATTTTCGAGGTCGCAGAAGGCGGGTTGACTGACGGCGAGCCGATGATCTTCCTGCAGGGCAACTGCACACAGAGTAGCGGCAAGTTTCACCGGGTGACGTTTGGGGCGGAGCGGGCGCGCTGGCAGACACGGGTGATTGACTCGCGGGAATCGCGGTTTACGAACAAGACGCAGATTTCGGAATGGGTGCAGGACTATGGCGAAGATTCAGATTTCGTGCGGGTGCGTGTGCGGGGCTTGCCGCCTCGCGCGAGTGACGCTCAGTTCATCGACCAGCAGCGCGTGATTGAAGCTCAAACACGACGCCCCAGTGTCCTTCCAGATGAACCATTGGTCGCTGGAGCCGACCTAGCATGGGGTGGAAGCGACGATAACGTGATCCGCTTCCGACGTGGCGCAGATGGTCGCTCAATCCCAGCTATTCGCATCAAAGGCGAGTTCACCCGTGACCCCTCGGTCCTCACCAACCGGCTCGCGGATGTCCTCGCCCAAGACTACCAAGGTCACAAAGTCCACACGCTCTTCCTCGACTCGGCCGGCATCGCGGGGCCGATAGGGCAGCGATTGCGCACGCTCGGGTTCACGAACGTTATCGACGTGAACTTCGGCGCGCACAGCCCGGACCCTCAGTGCCGGTTCATGCGGGACCACATGTGGCAGCGGATGAAGGACTGGCTGATTACCGGGGCGATTGACGCGAGCGCGGACCTCGAAAGCGATCTCGTCGGGCCTGGCTTGCGGCCGGACAGTCAGCAGCGGGTGTGGTTAGAGTCGAAAGAGGACATGATGAAGCGCGGGCTGGACTCGCCAGACGATGCCGACGCCTTGTGCCTCACATTCGCCATGTCGGTGGCGCCAAAGAGAGAGCAACCGTCGCGTCCGTATGTGCCCACATCCGCGTGGGGATGAGATCTTGACGACTGGAGTAGACTAGGCCGATGCCGTTGAAGGCGGGCCAGTCACGCGCGACGATCAGCGCTAATGTGCGGGAACTCGTCTCGTCTGGCCGACCACAGACACAGGCGGTCGCGATTGCGCTCAGTGTAGCCCGCCGCACGGGCCATCCGCACAAGAATCTCGGCCATTATTTGCACCCCAAGAAGGGGCGATAGTGGCAGACCGCTTTCGTGTCCTCGATGGCGTGTGCCCGACCTGTAAAGCGATTCTGGCCCGTCATACGGAACTCGCCGCGCTGACGGTCGATAGCGTGTTCGTCAGTCAGACCAAGCAAGCCTACAAAGACCTCGGCCTGGTGCCGGTGCACTACGAGAGCGACCGCGACCTCCGTGTGACCGCCCTGCAGCATGCCGGCGCGTGTCCGAAGGCCGTGCATGGCTAAACGCCGCGCCCAACTCCCGGCCGATCCCCCGCCACGCTACAGCGGGCAGACCGACGACCCTGATATCCAAGAGCTGCACGAATCGTTCGACTATGCGACCGACGCCTGGCGCGAGATTCGCTACGAAGGCGATATCGACATGCGTTACATCGGGGGCGATCCGTGGGCACCTGAGGATCGGGCCCTGCGCGAAGATGCTGCACGGCCCGTGTTGTCGCTGGACGAACTCGGCCAATACGTCAATCAAATCATCAACGACGTGCGCCAGAACAAGCGCGCGATCAAGGTCACGCCGATCGGGAATGGCGCGAACGACCAGACCGCCACGTTACGGGCGGACCTCTTCCGGCAGATCGAATACCGCTCGAACGCCCAACAGGCGTATACGACGATGTTCGAGAACGCGGTGCAGCGGTCGTATGGCTATCTGCGCGTCAAAACCCAATATGAGAGCCCCACGAGCCGTCACCAGGAACTCCTCATCGAACCATTGATGAATCCCGACCTCGTGACGCCTGACCCGGATGCGGTGAAGCCGGCCTTGGAGGACATGAAGTATCTGTTCAATCAGGAGGCGTGGAACAAAGCCGAGTTCAAGAAGAAGTTTCCCAAGGCGACCTACCAGGATTTCTCTGTCGAACAGACGCGACAAATGCCCCGGTGGATCAAAGACGCACAGATCATACTCGCCGAGTGGTGGCGCATCGTGATGAAGCCCGAGAAGGTCGCCTTCATCGACGTGCCGGTGCCGCCGACTCCACACGCGCCCGCGACCACCCAGCAATTCGATGTGTTGGAATCGGATCTCACGACACGACCGCTCGCCTCCTTCGGGGCCGGCGCGAAGGTCGTGGGACACCGCACGGCGCAGGTGCCGACGGTCTCCATGCGCCTCACGAACGGGCTGGAAATCCTCGATGAGGTGGACTGGCCAGGACGGTATATCCCGTTTGTCGGCTGCTTCGGCAAGATCCTCTATGTGGACAGTGGCGCGGGGCCGGAGAAGCGCATTCTCAGCGCGATTCGTCTGGCGCGTGACCCGGCCATGCTGTATTGCTACTACCGCACCGCAGAAGCCGAGCAAGTCGGGATGTCCACGCGCTTTCCCTACTTTGTGCGCGAAGGCGCACTGCGTCCCGAGGAAGCCCTGAAACTCACGCAGTCCACGCATGAGCCTGTGGCGTTCATCACGATTAAGGGGCTGTCGGACAGTCTGCCGCCCGGCCAGATGCCCGAGATGCCCCAGCGTAATCCCTTTGAGCCGGCGATTGCCGCGCTCGAGGCCGGAGCCGAAGGGGCGCGACGGGCGATTCAGGCGGCCATGGGGATCAGTCCCCTGCCCACGAACATGCAGCGGGACCAGCGGTTGAGCGGTGTCGCGCAGAAGTCCTTGGAAAGCTCCTCACAGAAAGGCACGTTTCATTTTATTGATCACTTCGATGCGGCGATTACCCGCACGGGCGTGATCTTGGATGACCTGTTGCCGCACTACTATGACGCCGTGCGCGATCTCACGGTGCGCAAGCCGGACGAGACCTCAACAGTCATCCGGGTGAATGATCCGGCGGCGGTCGGTGACGCGGATACGCCCTATGCCGCGCCCGGGAAGCCTGCGACCGTGACCGAGGGCGATCATGACGTGACGCTCTCGACCGGTCCCAACTTCGAGAGTGAACGGGACGCCGCCAATGACTTCGCGGATGTGCTCGTGGGCCAACTCCCACAGATTGCGTCCGTGTCGGGACCGCATGCCGCGGCCAAGATCATGTCACTCGCGGTGAAATTGAAGGCGATTGGGCCCCTTGGGGATGAGATGGCCGAGATTATCGCGCCCCCGGATGACCCGAACGCGCTGCCGCCGCAGGCCCAACAGGCGCTGCAGCAGATGCAGGGCAAGATGCAGGCACTGCAACAGCTCGCGGACGCGAATCAGACCAAGCTCACGATTGCCCAGCAGGATAACGAGATGAAGTTCAAGATCGCGGCGATGCAGGTGCAGGCCACGATTCAGGGCAATCAGATGAAGATTAACGCGGACATGGCCCACGCGTCGATGGACGCGGAAACGCGCAAACTCGAAGCCGTCTTGGATGAGAAGGTCGGGACGGCCAAGATTCTCTCGGGCACGATGGAGCACGGCACGCAGCACGCCCATGAGCGCATGACGCAAGTGCTCGATCATGCGCACGAGGCGGCGCTGGGTGCGCAGCAGGCGATGCATGCGTCCGAGGCGGCGGCGCACCAGGGGGCGCTCCAACCTGAGCGTGCCCCTGTGGAGCCCACGACATGACCGTCCGCGTCTTGACGGGCTGTCAGCGTGTTGACAGTCTCGGACATTGGGCGTAGATTCAGGATCGATTCATGAGTGACGCGCCTGCTGCCGTAATCGAGACGACCGAGCCGCTTCCCGGCCCCTCGGTCGATATCCTATCCACGCTGACGGACACGCAGCGGACGCAGTGGAAGCAGACCGGCGATCTCCCGACGGACCACCCCGCGCACGACGCCGGGACCGAGACCGCCGCTGAACCTGAACCCACGACTCCCAGTGAGCCGATCGCACCGGACGCCTCCGCGCCTGCTCCGCCCGCCAAGACCGCCAAACCGCGCACGGATATCAATGCGCGCCTCGGCCAGATGGCCGAACAGAAGCGTCTCGCCGTGGAACGGGCCGAGAAAGCGGAGCGCGCACTCGAAACCTTGCGGACGCGCCCGGTCGCGCCGACGGCACCTCCGGTCCAGCCGGTCGTGCCCGCCCCGCAGGCACCGGCCTATCTGGATCTGGTGAAACGCTATCAAACCCATCCGAATTGGCCGACGCTGGATGTCGCGCAGGCCGCAGGGTTTGACGATCCCTACGCGGCGATGACGGCCGCCCAGTCGGCGTTCATTCAACAGGCGCAGATCGCGGAGCACGCGCAGTGGTCGGCGTTGCAGGCCAAAGTGACGCGCGAAAACGCCAAGATCGCGGAGGCGTTTGACGCCGCGCGCAAGCTGGAGGGCTTCAAAGAAGAGGCCCTCGCGTTTCCCTGCCCGCCCGCCTTGGCGGAAACCATTTTCGAAAGCGACCTCAGCGGACCGCTGCTCTACTATTTCAGCGAACACCCGACGGAGGGTCGGGCGATTGCTGCTATGGAGCCGTTGGCTGCTGCCCGTGCCGTCGGGAAACTCGAAGCGCAGTTGTCTGCCGTCTCCTCAACGCCAGCGACTTCACCCAGCAAGACCGTCTCGTCGGCTCCTGATCCAATGCTCACGCTTGGCGCACGCCATACCGCCAGTGGGGATGATATCGAGGACGCGATCCGGTCCAACGATGTGAGTCGCTACATGCAGCTCGCGAATGAACGTGATCTCGCGATCCGCAAAGGCGGCCGGAGATGAGACATCATGGCCAACAGTTTCAGTTATGCCGATTGGCTGTCGCTCGACGGCGTGCGACGGCTCGTCAATAAGCTCGTTCTCGACCAGTTCTTCTACACCGGCTACAACGAGGACTTCCAACAGGAGTTCCCGGCGGGTGAGTCCATCCGGGTCCAGCTGCCGTGGCGTCCCGAGATTCGCCAAGGGCTCACCTACACGCCCCAGGTGATCGACCGGAAGGTCACGACGATCACCGTCAATGAAGTCTTTGGCGTGGACTTCGAGTGGAACGACGTGGAAGCGGCATTGAAGCTTGTGCGCGGTCGCGACAAGATCAAGAAAGACTATCTCGATCCGTCCACCGACAAGATGGCGCAGCAGTGGGACAGCACGTCGGCGAAATGGGCCGCGATCCATTCGTCGCAGTTTGTCGGCATCCTCGGATCGGACCCGTCCACCTTCGCGTCCATTTCCGGGAAGGCGCGTCAAAAGCTCATCGAATCCGCGTGCCCTCCTGGGGGCAAGCGGGGCATGATCGTGCCGCCGTCCGTGATGACGGCGCTCGTCTCCGCGACCGCCAACAGTTTCAATCCCACGGACGACATCTCGGATGCCTTCCGTGAGGGCAGCTACGGCTATCAGGGCGGATTCAAGTGGTATGAGTCCATGTCGCTCTATCTGCACACGGCCGGCACCTGGCAGAGCGCGGTCACGGTCAACACGACCATGACCGACGGATCGAACACGCTCATCGTCACCTGCACGTCGGGGGACACGTTCAAGGCGGGCGACAAGGTCTCGGTCGCGAACAGCTTCCCGGTCAATCCGATGACGCGGCAGCAGACCTCCACCAGCCCGAAGACCTACGGCGTGCTGACGGATGTGACGGCCACGGGCTCCACGGCGACCCTGACCCTCGCGCCGACGACGGGCATTTATGGGCCGTCGTCGCCCTACCAGAACGTCACGACGCTTCCGACGGCGGGCGCGGCGTTGACGCTCTTCCCGGGCACCGCGAACCCGAATGGCAAGCAGGGCTACATCGGCCTCGCGCTCCATCCGTGGGCGTTTGCCGGGGTCGGCGTGAAGTTGCAGACGCCGAACGCGGTGGAAATCGCGACCCAGCAGCGCGACCCGGAGACGGGCAAGGCGTTCCGGTTTGTGCGGGCGTGGGACCCGATTCTCTCGAAGATGACGAATCGCTTTGACACGATGGGCGGGTACGGCGACCTCCTGTCCGACAACTGTGCCGTGGCCGTGCTCTGCGGCGTCTAGGAGATACGAACATGACCATTTTTGGCGCAGGCTTTTCGCCTCTTTCGTCGTCTCCGCGATTAGGGCTGATCCCGATCCCGGATCTGACCGTCACCAGCGGCACGATCACGAACGCCGCGGAGCGGACGTTTACGGCGGCAGAACTTCTCGGGGGGTTCCTGACCTTCGATGTGCAGGATGCGCAGAATGGGAATCTGCCCACGGCCGAACTCCTCATCGCGCAGATTCCCGGTGTCACCGGGACCGCGCAATCGACGGGGGCATGCGGGTTCTACTTTGACATCAAGAACTCGGGCGACTCCACTCTGACCATCGTCGCGGGCACGGGCGGGACCGTGACCGGCACGGCGACGGTCATCACGGCGGAAGTGCGTCGGTTCCTGATGGTCATCACGAATGGCGTGAAGGGCTCGGCGACCTACACCTGCTACTGCTTGCAGCACTCGACGTTCTAATGACGACCCTGCTTCATGGACAGCCCGTGGAAGTGGGGACGCTGCAATACCCTCGGCATTTGCACCGGTCAGGCGGGGAGTTCCTGATTGTCGCCAATGCCGAGGACGCGGCGCTGGCGCTTGCGGACGGCTGGACATTGAGTCCTGACGCGCCAGCAGTCGTCGACGCACCGCCCGATGTTCAAGAGGCAGAGCCCATCGTGGGGCCGCCTGATCCGGCTGTGCCGCCTGTGGCGGCGCGGAAGAAACCCGGCCGATCGCGGAAAGTCTAGGAGTCACCCATGTCTGTATCCTTCGGCGCATTTACCCCGAGCACCTATCAGGACATCATCCAGCAGATTCGTCAGTCGTGGCAGATTTACGGCGCGTCCTACTACGTGGACCCCGTGAACGGCAGCGATACATTCGCCGGCACATCGCCGACGGCGGCCTACAAGACGCTCCCGCAGGCGTATGCCGCCGCGGTGAGTGGGGCGGGCGACACTATCTATCTTCTGAGCGATGGCACGACGACCGGGACCGCGCGTCTCACCAGCACGCTCACGATTGCGAAGAACGCGCTGAACATCATCGGCGCGTGTGCGCCGTCCTACAATCCGCGCGCCCGCATTTCGACACTCTCCGGCACGTCGGCGTTTGCGCAGTTCGTGAAGGTGACGGGGACGGGCTGCCAGTTCGCCAATGTCTCACTCTTCAACGATAACGCGATTGCGGCCCAGATCACATGGACCGATCAGGGCGGACGGAATGCCTACTCCGGCGTGCTGTTTGGCGGCATGGGCGACGGCACATCCGCACATTCCACCAGCTCACGGTGCGTCACCCTGGGCGGATCGGGCGCGTCGGGTGAAAACACGTTCCGCAACTGCACCTTTGGGATTGATACCAGCCTGACCCCGGGTCGCGACGTGGCCAACGCCACGTTGGAGTTTGTCGGCGGGTCCAAGCGGAACGTATTTGAGGACTGCAAGTTCGTCACGAGCGCCAAGGCCACCACCGTGCTTCACCTCAAGTCCTCGGGCACCAATCCACTCGAAACGTTCCAGTGGTTCAAGCGGTGCGCATTTCACAACACCTATCCACAGTCGTCTGGGTCGCTGATGGCGTCGGTGGCCACACTCGCCGCGAACGGGAACGGCAATCTCGTCCTGGAGGACTCCACACGCTGGGGCACGACCGACTGGGGCACCGACAGCACGTCGCTGGCGCAGATCATCACCAGTGGACCGGCGGCCGGCACGGGCGCGACCTCTGGACAGAGCGTCGTGGCGGTCGCCACGTAAATGGCGGTCGTCTCGGATGACGTGCGGGCCGTCAATGCCGCCACGGTGGCCGGGGTCTGGAAAGTGACCGATGCCGACTCCGCGATCTACTGGCTGGTGGTGACCTGCGTGGGCACGTCAGGTCCGATGACCTTCCGATTTGAGAAGGACGATCTGCGCGACAGCTTCTACAAGGAGCTGGTCGACGCGATGAATACGTCGTCATAAAGGGGATTCGCCAGGATGGCGATTACGGGTCTCACCATCGTCTCGGATGCGGCGCTGGAACTGGGCGTCATCGCACCGGGGGAAACGTTAGAGGCCCCCGTGGCGAATGCGGTCCTCGGGGTGCTCGCGCGTCTGGTGGATAACTGGAACGCCGATCGTGAGGCGATCTCTGCGACGGACTTTCTGACGTTTCCCTTCACGCCGGGACTGAATCCACACACGATCGGTCCGAGCGGCACCTGGGCGACTGCCTCACGGCCCGTGACCGTGGAAGCCGCCACGGTGGTGCTCTCGGGTGGGAATGGTCCCAATCAAGTGAATGCCCCGTCAATCCGCATGCACGATCAATCCACCGGCATTCCTCGCTGGTTTCAATCACTGCCCCTGCCGAACATCACCACGAGTTACCCCACGGACGGGTATTACGATGCCACATGGCCCAATGGATCGCTGTATCTCTGGCCCGTGCCCTCGACCGCCTCGCACTGCCAAATTCAAGTGCGACACACGCTTGGCCCCTACACGCTCACGACGACATTCTCCCTGCCCCCGGGCTATCAAGACGCTGTGACGCTCACCCTCGCGGAAGCGGCCTCCCTCATCTGTGCGCGTCCCGTGCCGCCGCTCCTGCCGATGCGTGCCGCGGCCTCGCGGGCGCGTATCTTTGCGAATAACACCGGGGGCGGCGCGCTGCGGACGCACGATGCGGGCATGTCGTGTGCGCGCGGCGTCCGCACCACCTGGAATTATCTGACCGGCCTCACACGAGGTAGCCGGTGACACGGCCCGACTAGGAGTAGTGCATGCCACCAATTTCTCTCGGAGTGTCCCCGCATCCATCCTTAGACCGAGCGACCACCGGCACTGGGGACACCACGGCATTGCATGGGGATGCGCAGAATCTCACGGCCTATGTCATGGGCGTCGGCGCGATTACCGCCGGAAAATTGGTGATTGAAGAGTCCTACGACGACGCCTTTACGGGCACCTGGTGTCAGATCGGCATGGAAATCGATCTCACCACCCTCAGTGGAGGCGGCGCATCACCTGGCGGGAAGCAACTCGCCATTCATGCGAATGGCTGTTTTTGGAACGTGCGGGCGCGCAT